TTCCTCTAAACACTGGTTGTAGTGTCGCTCTAAAGTCTTGACCACTAAATGTGGATACTCCTATTTCACCAGTAACAGAAACAGAAATAGTAGGATAGTTGAATGTATGTGTTCCACTACCGGTAGAGGTAATATTTACATACTGTTCCGTATCATAATAGAAAGACTTAGCAGTCGTACCAAGACCAACAGATGAAAGTTGGAAGTTGTTGTCATCTACTACTGTTACGATGTAAGTTTGATCGGAACTTAAACCATCAGCATTACCAGAATAAGTAACCTCTTCACCGGAGTTGTATCCATGGTTGTTAATACTAACGACGTTCAACGCTGTGTTGATGCCAGTTAAGGTAGATCTCTCTTTGTTTTCATATCCAGAACCACCATCACTAACCACAATATTAGAAACTACGTTCTTCTTATTGAAAGATTCAAACCTATGAACACCATCACCAAATGATGTAATATCAATAGCGTTCGATCCTGTTACGACATCATTAGTGTTGTTAAAGAGTTTAATGGTATGTTCATCAACTAACTTGACATAATATTCAGCATCACTTACTAAACCACCCAACACTGTCTGTGCATCAGGTTTGTATATGACTCTCTCAGACTCTCTAAACTTGTGGAAGGTTGTAAACCCAATGGTGTTAGATGAAATACCAATTTGAGGATTATCGCCTGTAGCAAAGAAAGAAACAGAGTGTGTTATTTCTTTTGTATTAGCAGATGCTTTGGCACCTGAACCATTACCACCTGTGATAGAGATGATAGGATCAGTTACATAGTCAAAACCAGGTGTTAATACATCTATTCTCTGAAGAGAACCTTGAACATTACATACACCTGTTGCTCCAACTCCAGTTGAGTCTTGAATGGACAATACAGGAGGGTTTACAATATCATATCCTTCACCACTTGCTGCTACAGTTACATCATTAATAGAACCAAAGTAAACACTACTACCAGACTTATAGTTAAGTATCTCTACACCATTGACAAGAAGACCAGTTCTACCGGGCAATGTCTCACGGTTTACACCATCATCGACAGGAGTTTTGAACTCCCTTACCAGTTGTTGATGCTCAAGAGTCTTATCAAAGAAATCAACAGGTGTAAATGTATTACTTGTGACAATACCAGATACAGAAACAAATGTATTATTGAATAAGTTAGTTAAACTACTAGCAATTTTAAACTGTTTATCATTAACTCTCTTCACATAGAAGACTCCTGCCTCTATCTCAGGGAACTTACTTACATATTTGTTAAGACCAATAAGTCCAAGAGAAGTCTCTGGTTCAGCGTAAGAGTTGTAATATACTTTATCACCAGTGTAATATCCGTGATTTCTTGTGATAGTAAAGAGTTCACCACTAAACTCTCCATCCAGTTCAATGATTCTATCGTAAAACTCAAGAGGGTTAGCATTGTAACGAGGTAGGGATGAGGAGGCAACTAATACATCTCCATTGAACTTAGCATAGGAGTTTTGTACATTTGCAAAAGTCTTTTCAATGTTAGAATATCTGGTGGCATTAAGACCACTCACATCGGGTTTAAGAACATTTCTTCTTGCACTAAACGTGTTACCGTTGAGCTCCCCTTGTCCTTTTATTGTAAATGTAAACTGGTTTTGAATATCTACAATATCACCAGTCTTTTCAGCGCCACCAGACTCAATAATAGTTACACTATCACCAAGTCTTAAGTCATTTTTTATTTCAGTTGTGATGTTGTATGAGTTGTCAGATGAATCTACTAAAAGAATAGACCTCACATCAAACTTAGGAGTCACATTGTGGAACCAACTGCTGACAAGAGCATTGCTAGTTGTAATACCAAGTGACTTAATTTTAATTTTATCTCTGTTCTGATAGAATGAAGTATTCGCGTCAATAACATTTTGACTTAATACATTACCAATACGAACTTCTATTCTACTGGTTGTCGCAATGCCCACGAAAGGTGCATCAGTTGAAGCGATGGATACGGCATCAATGCCTTCAAAACCGTGAGCAACTATATTAAGACCAAGATCTGTAGCAGAAGATATTTCAACAGTTGTGCCAAATGTAGATGTATTCGCTGCACCAACACCAATAAACTGGTTAATAGTTTTAGAACGGTATGTTAGAATACCACTTTGACCAGTTACTCTTAGTAAACCTGAAGTTGGGAAACCAATAGTGGAGTCAACATCAATAATAGAGGCACCTGCAGCTACAACTGAAAGGTTTTTAGTCTTAGGATGAGCATGAAACTCACCTAACAAAGTTCCACCAGTGAGGTCGATATCCTTTGGATAGTCAAAGTCAACACTAACTTGGTAGTAGTCTTTGCTATTGTAAGTTAGTTTCTCTACATCAATGACAGTAGCGAATGCTTCATCAATATCATATTCAGGGTATGCACTCTGATATAATGTTTGGTTCTTTAATTTAAGAGGGTCACCTTGTATTTTCTCTACAACAAGGTCTCTTGTCTTTCTAAACTGAGCGTCAGATGGTCTGAATAAGAAGTCTTTTGGTTTTACTACTTCAGCGACTTCGCCATACAAAGCAGCAAACAGTATTCTAAAGGACTCATCAGTTCCTTTTGACTGATAAAAGTCTTTAGTTCTAGAAAGAAACAGTTTCTGATTGATATCATCATCAAAATCTCTTCTTTCAAAACCAGGAGCGATCTGTCCTTTCAGTTTTATAAGAAACTGTTTTAACAACAGGTTACTAAGGTTTACAATCTTCGCGCCTTGAGTGTGAGATGCTGCTTCAGAAGTTGTAAAGGTAAGGTTGTCTTTATCTTCTACAAATGATGTTACACCAGAAAAACCACGAATACATCCATTAAAACTATTCCTAGACTTAGAAGTGTAGAGAATAATCTCTCCATCAATTTTTAAGAGACCATATCTTTCGGGAAACTTATATGTTCCAAATGTATTAGTAGCAACCTGAGTGCTTGCTGTAATTGTATTACTAAAAGTGTCAATGTCAGATTCAAGAATAGTTTCATCAACGGTGTCAATTAAGGTTTCAAGTTTTAGATACTCATCAATATTTTGTATGACATCAGCAGGTGCTGTAGGATATTCTTGTGAAATATAATATTGCTTTAAAAATTCACCAACCAAGGGAAAGTCATCCCTAACAAATGCAGGTAACTGATACTCAATGATGTCCTGGATCTGTACGCGCTGTAAGTCGGTAGATATCATCTCTTACTCTTTAGTATGAATATGTAGGTGTGGATGTTGAGGGTGTTGTTGGAGTTGTGGAAGTGGTAGTAGAAGATGTTGTGGTTGTTGTAGTTGTTGTACCACTTGTTTCTTGAGTCACTCTCCCTATTGATATTGCATCAGTAGATCCTCTAACCAAAGCACCGTTTGCAAAACTTGATGTGACAATATAATTTGAACCAGAAATATCATAACCTGAGGATATTCTATCGTTGATAGAATTAATGGTAACGTTATTAGTATCTAGTTGAACATACAGATCATGCAATCCAATAATATCATTAGAGAATGGGACTGCAGATATTTCAATAACAGGGAACTGTTTGTTAAGTTGTGTTGATATAATATTGATAGGATTTAATTTTATCTCACCCTTTATGTAATCGACAGTGCCTACATTTCTTTTAACAACAACTGCCTCTGTAGGAGAGTTAAGACGTATAAGATTGACAGTTCCTGTATTAAGATCAAAAAATGGTGAGTCAGCAAGATAGACAACACCAGGGATACCGCTTACCTGAAAACCAGATGACTTAATATTATATCCAATTTGTCCTCTATGAGTTCCATGTCCATGGTTTTTAATATGGAATCTATTGCCAAAACATATCTCATACTCTGCAAAAGCATTCAGGGACGCTCTGAGGTCCCTACGCATCTGTATGGTGGTGATATTGGATGTGATGGCATCATTAGTATTATCAATGACACCCAAGAACTTACTATATTTAAACCGTGCGCCAAACTTATTCATTTCTGTTGAGTTGGCGTATCTATTAATATTAGTAGACACCAGTGACTTAACTTCATCACCGGAAGAAATCATATTACCGTCATAGTAAACATTAGACAGAACTTCAATATAAAGATACTTTAGGTCAGTTATTTCTAACTCTATGCCACCAACTGAATATTTCTTTATTTCTCTTTTAATATTATCTTTGACTAAGTTAGATAAGTAAGCACCGTTGATAGGTTTAATACTAGCAAATACTTTTCCAAATTGAGGAGGACTTAACTCTTCACCACCAAATACCGACACAGACTCTGCTTCACGATAGATGGTTGGTAAAAGATTCTCATAGTCAGTAGATGTTACTGCTCTTCTTTGAGATGAATAGATCTGAGGGGCATATTTTTTAATAGACTCAATACTTTCAATATCATCACCGCCAAATGATGGTGTATTAACAGTAACCAAAGAGATGCCACTTTCAATTGCAACTGCATCTCTTGAGGTTGTCAGTTTACCGGAGAAACTTAAATCAAATTGACCGTTGCCACTTGAACCCTTAGTAACAATATATCGAACTTCAACAAAGTTAGGTTCTTCTAGTTTCTTTCCAAATACACCATCACCAAAAATAATTTCATATCTAGAGTCTTCTATCTCTTGTATCCAATATACAGGAGACTCACCATCTACTTCAAACAAACTTTCTGCTAAACGATACTGTCTTTTTACAGTGGAAAAACTAGATGGTTTAACAATAACTTCGATGGTTGAAGTATCAATATTTGAAGACTCTAAAACAAACCTTTGTTGTGGGTTGTAGTTGTCATAAGAAAAATTTGCCGTGACATATGTGCCCTCATATACATCAATATTATCAAAGTTTGCTACATTATTAATAACAGGCACTGTCACATCACTCATCATTGAAAATGTGAATGCTTCATTATTAAAGTTTTGAGAGTTCGCTACTAAACCTTTATTCAGAGTTATAGTCTGTGGTTTAGTATCATAAGCGGATGTGTCTACTAAGAAAGATATGTTTGCTCTACTTGCCCTTTGAGACCTAGGGGTGTAACCTATATTCCTCGCCAGAGACACCACGTTCTCTCTGAGAGTGGCGGAATCAATGAATACCTCATTAGATACCATATTGGCATTATATGAGGTTATATACGTGTTGTACGCTAACGCATCGATAATAGTAGAAAGGTTCGACCCTTCAAAATCATAATCAGAAAAGTTTGAGTTTGACCTTAGATATTCTGTGATCGATTGCTTGATCTGATCGAAGTCTAGGTTGGCAAAGTTGACTAGTGCCATTATCGTGTCTGTTGTAATGCGAACGATAGTTGCTGAGGAGAAACTTCTACCCCAACAATGTCATAACGAATAGAGATTTCATATGAACCTACGCTAAAGTTTGGTTGTACAATAACTTGACGTAATCTTACTCTTGGTTCAAAATTATTAATTGTATTACGGATTTCCTCTTTTAAAGCATCAGTCGTTATGTCATCCATCGGTTCAAATAACAGACGACTAACTTGTGAACCAAGTTCAGGATTAAAAGGGCGCTCACCGGGAGCGGTCAAAACTAAGTTGCGAATTGAACGTGCAATAGCAGTTTCATTTTTATTTGCAATCAAATCAAAGGTAAGAGGACTTACCTTAAAAGACATTGAAATATCTTTGAACGCTTTACTTGCACGTTGAACAGGCACTATTTACAAGCGAGTATAGTTTATTTATCTCTTTCCTGAGCAGTTTTCCAGAAGTAACTTTCTTGGTCGCCTAAACCCATTCTATCGTATCCATTTTCAACTTGATAGTATTCAGTTGATACTTTAAAGTCAGGTTGCTTCGGCACCTCTGGTGTCAAACTGTTATCATAGATACGCATTCTATTATTAGGATAGAGTGCATATTGACCATTAACAAGTTCAATCAAGTTATGAGACTTGTGTTCTGCAGGGTTCTCACTTGTTGCATAGTCAATAGTGTCAGGGTCTTGATGATAGTTGTCTATGGTACACACATAAGTTCCTTTAACAGTGCCATGGTCTCTTGTATAGACTTCATAGTCCATACTACCAATAAACTGTTTCTGTACTGCTACAACGCCATAGTCCATACAGTTCCAGAACTGTAAGTTATGAAGACTCATGTCAGGGTCAGGTTTCTGTGGTCGCGAGAGAAACGCGCTGATAGGTAACTTATCATACATTGCTGCATACTCAGGTAAGTATGTCTCAAAATAAAAAGCACGTCCAGGCATCGACTTACACGATACCCAAACGCCTTTAACAAACTCACCATGACCACTTTGGTGATCAGTTAAGTATTCTTTTCTTACCCAAACTTCAACAGAAGGTAGGTTGCAAATTAACGCTGCCATTTCCAAGATTGCTCATTCGTAGAGTATCTATACAACAACTCTTCATCTTTTTTAATATCACGAATAGCAATGTAGAATTCATCTTCATCAATACCTATATTAGGTTCATCAGAATGATTAACATAATACGCTTGATATATCCTATCAAGGTCACAGTCTATCCAGAAACCTTCTTTATCACACCAGGTTAACGATACAATATGATCGTGCATCCACTCTGGTATTTCATTCCATAGTATCTTCTTTGCTTCCTGTCGCCCTTTCCATATCATTGTACCCTTAGGTATATCACATAAAGAAAAAACACCCACCCCGCCACAGACTTTACTGGGAGCGAGATAGGTGTAAAGAGTCAAGTCATAGTTCAACGACCTTGACCACGATATGCTTTCTTACGACCGTTACGAGAGGTCGGACTCAGTTTTGTGTTAGTCGAGCGTCCTTGCCGAGTTTTTTTGCTCGGTGATGGCATCCAACCATCTTTAATAAGACCAACCTTTGATTTTACTGCCATTTTCTAAGTACCTCAAATAACGCGAGTTTTTTCGTGACCAACTCGAATCCGAGGGTCGCACCAGATTTCATATCCTGCTTCAATAGCATCAAGACAGAAACTTACATCTTCTCCACACATATCCTGAACTGCTCCAGACTCAAAGACTTGCATCTTAGGAGCAAACCAAGGATACTTCATTTCCTTATTCTCAAACACTCCATTCTGAATCATGACCCAACCGAAACCTGTGTAGTCAACAGTGAAAGGCTTCTTACGCTTTGAGATAGAATCGACAGTTTCGTGATTCATCACACCACCGTTCTTACGGAAGTCATCTTCTTCCAACCAGTGTGCAACAGAAGTTGTTTGACCATCTTCAGTAGAATACCAACCAGCAGTGATTGCTTTCTCTTCACCCTCTGCAGGCAGTGATAAGTCACACAACTGCCAGAACTTCTCAGAGTTAAAGACAATATCACTGTCGATCCACAGTTGATAATCATACTCAAGTTTACCATCCCAGGGAATCTGATCAGGTCCACGCAACACATTAGCGCCCAAGCACTTACAACGTGCAAAGTTAACCATGGAAGAATAGTCTTGACTAATCTGAATACTCATTCCATTCTGTACTAAGTCAAAGCACAGTTGTACAAAGTTTTTCATGAATGTATAAGAACATCCACGACCAGGTAGGCAGAAGACAATCTTCTTACCTTTCATTCGTCCTTTAATTGCTTCAATGTCCCACTCTGGTCCTTTAACCTTTTTTGGTGGAACAGTTTTAACAGTAAATCCTTTTGCCATTAGAAAGATAACTCTTCAGTTCAAAGTATAATGCAGTGTATGTATATTGTCAATATGAGTCGCTACCAGCGGGTGAACCACTTTCCATTAAAGTATAAACTTGCTCATAAGACAAGTCTTCCTTACTATAGTCAGTTCTCATTAAACCTACCATACCTTGCAACTGACTCCAAGTCTGATGAAACTGTTCTTCATTCAAGTTATTATATAAACACTCTCCTTTAGCATAGATGTGGTAAATCTTATTTGCCAAAATTTTTTCCTCCGAAAATTTTTTAATGTGGTTTAATTTGCTATTGCATTATATATCAGCACAAGAAAAAACCCTACAAGAAACATCATGGGGCGAAATACAATGTGTGGATATCTTATCATCCACCCTGCAAATACGACCTTCCAAAAACTCCAGTAGGGTTTGTTATTCATGGCAAAATTTTTTTATGAAAGTGGATTCACTCTCGCGTTTTGTCACCTCTGTAGGTTAGGGTAGTTAGCGTTTTTTATATACGGCATCGCGCTACGCGCCGTTAACACAAACCGCCGCATAACTGCCAAAACACGCATATGCTAACTATACCATATTTTTACGGGACTGTCAACACCCGCCCCGCATACTACCAACTGACAGGTTTACTCAAGTCCTCTACGTAGCTATCAACGACCCGCTCAGTTCCTTCCATATCGAATAACTCCTCGAAGTCAATCTGATGGGGGTTGAAGTCTTCATACACTTCAATATCCAGGGTGATTCTATAACGCTGCTTCTGGGCGCTGGTGTAAGAAACTGACATAAGACTGTCCCCGTTGGTGATACTTACAGACTATAAGACGACTGAGAGATATTGTCAACCACGCCACGCATATTTATAAGCACCACTGATAAAACACGAAGAACTGTATCGCCATTTTTTATCACAGGGGTGCTTGACATTTCTGGGAGTTCGTGATAGACTGAACGCCAAGATCACAACACCTCAGCACATTTATTTGAGAATAAAACGACGCCCCCTCAGTAACATTTAATAGGTTATTAATGGATAGTATCCTGAGAACATTCTCAACAAGATAAAACAGCGGAGTATATTTATATTACCATTTAGAAACGTTTTTTTAATACTTTTCCCCTGATTAATAGGTAGATATACTTACATTTACCAGGGGTGAAGTAACGACGGTAGGAGTTACGAACTATAGTAAGTCTTACTACGTCCCTATCAACTACTCTCCTGCATCTTGTCTCCATAAGTGACACTCATGCCATCCTGTTCTAGCAACTCAGGGTAGTAATCTTCCACCTCAGTAACAAGTTCTTCCACAGAGTAATCATCAAGATTACCGCTCAAACTATCATAGACAAACTGATACATTGTCTTGTGATCCATACTATCAATAATGCTTTCAATGTATGCCTCTTGGAGTTGATCGCGGTCGATGATGTTGTCAGTCATTTGTGATAGTGAAGTGATGGAAAAATTCAGGCGCTCGCGTATCTCGTATCAGCAGGCAGCGGGGAAGTATTGTTGAGGTTCTGTAAGAAAATCAGTGACCTCATATCCATGAATATCCAACCTAGAGTTTACAGTTTCAATCATTTCTTTTTTAGTAAACAACCGCATTGATTGTGCGTCTCCTTTGAACTTAAGAGTGTAGACAAACTTATCAGTCAGGATGGAATGTGGGCGGAACTCAACAACCATGGAATGACGCTTTGAGGTGAGTTGCATGTTAATAAAAGAAATGAAAGTGTAT